ATTTTAACGGCCAGAATAGAGAGAGAAAAGAAAAGCCTAGAACTATTTAGGTATTTACAGGACAATATAAAGAAGTCAGAGCGTTTAAGATGTAAAATAAATAAAGAAATAGCAGCTAATGCCTCAATAGAGGAAGTTTTAAGGGATTGCATAGAATGTATTAGCTTAATGACAGGGGACAGGGTATTTTATATACAAAATATCAAGTATGTAGAAGATTACATTAAAAGGACGGGAAAATAAAGCCCGTTCTTTTTTATTGTTTATATTGTAAACATAAAAATATTAATAATATTAGTAATTAATGTTTACAAAGTAATAATATTATGGTATTATAATAATGGGTAGTTGTAGAAACGGAAAATTTAAAAGTGGGAAAGGAGCAGAGAGCATGGAAACGCATAAGGGATTAATAATTCATTTAGTGAAAAATAAGGGATATGGATTTATCAAAGAGGACGAAACAGGCGAAACAGTATTTTTCCACGCAACCGGAGTATGTGAGCCTAAAGAGTTTTCAGATTTAAGAGAGGGCCTACCAGTAGAGTATATGGTAAGAGAAACCCCTAAAGGAATAAAAGCTATTGGCGTAGTTGCTATATAAGGGGTGAGGATATGGCCGGGATATTAGATAAGTTATTTAATAGAAAGAAGGAAATACCGCAAGTAACAGTAAAAGCCGAAGTAATGAGCGGTAAACCTGCATACTTTACACCATTTAGTGGCGGGGCCTATGAAAGTGATATATATAGGGCAGCAGTAGACGCAATAGCCAGAAATGCCGGAAAGCTAAAGGGTACCCATGTAATTATATTAGAGAACAACAGAAAGCCGGGAGATACCGGATTAAATAGAATATTACAAGTAAGGCCCAATCCATATATGACGGCCTATGATTTAATGTATAAGCTAGTAACCCATTATTACCTATACAATAACGCATTTGCTTATTTAGATAAGGACGAGAAAGGAAACCTAAAAGCTATATGGCCTATAAGGCCCCATAGTATGGAGTACCTAGCAGATCCAACAGGCAAGTTATTTTGTAAGTTTATTGTAGGTAAGGGAAAGACATATATATTACCGTTTGAAGATGTATTCACTATTAGAAGGTTTTTTAATGACAATGATCTATTAGGAGATACAAACACGGCCATATTACCAACGCTTGAATTAGCACACACACAAAGCGAAGGAATGAGCCAAGCTATAAAGGCTAATGCAACCATAAGAGGGATATTAAAATACAACCAGGTATTAAGCCCAGAGAAACTAAAAGAGGAAAAAGAAGCCTTTATAAATGATTATTTAACCGTAGCAAATAGCGGCGGTATAGCTGCAATAGATAGTAAGGCCGAATATATACCATTGGAGATTAAACCAACGGCCATAGACGAAAAGCAATTAGCAGCAGTAAAACAGAAAGTATATGAGTATCTAGGAATAACTGAAAGCATAGTAAACAGTAGTTATACAGAAGAAGAATTTAACGCCTTTTATGAAAGCGTAATAGAGCCATTGGCTTTACAGTTTAGCCTAGAGTTAACAGATAAAATATTTACCCCAAGAGAACAAGCCTTTGGCAATATGATTATGTTTGAAGCAAATAGACTACAGTTTAGTAGCAGTAGCACAAAAACAAACATATTAAAAGAATTAATGCCATTAGGGCTATTTACCATAAATCAAGCATTAGAAATATTGAATTTACCACCAGTAGAGGACGGCGATAGAAGATTACAGACTTTAAATGTAATATCAGCAGATAAAGCCGACCAATACCAATTAGAAAATAATAATCAAGTGGTAGCAAAAGGGGGTAATGATGATGAAGGAAATTAGAATAGGTGAAATAAGGGCCACCAATCCGGTAGGAAAGGAAAAAGGCCTTTATATAGAAGGTAGGGCCATAGTATATGACCAACCTACCACAATTAAAGAAGCCTTTGGAGAATATACAGAGATTATAAAGCGTGGAGCATTAGACGGAGCAGATTTAACAGATAGCAGATTACTTTATAATCACGATTTATCAAAAATTCCATTGGCTAGAGTACCAAAAACAATGCAATTTATGTTAGATCCGGCAGGGTTAACATTAAGAGCAGAGTTACCAGATACAGAAGAAGGCCGCAGCATTTATATGGCAATAAAACGGGGCGACTTAACAGGTATGAGTTTTGGGTTTAAAGTACCAGAAGGCGGTAGCCATTATGATCCTAAAACAAATACCAGGACAATAACCAAGATTGAGAAAGTCTATGAAGTATCTATAGTACCATTTCCGGCCTATCCTCAAACAAGCGTAGAAGCTAGAAGTCAGATAGAGGGAGTAAAAAAAGAATTAGAAAGCCCGGAAAGAGTACAAGCCAAAATTAAAGTAAATCAAATACTGAAAAGGAGTGTATTATAATGAAATTTAATAGCGTAGCAGAAGCTTTTAACTATTATAGAAACCATGATATTAAGGAAATTGAGAAAAGGGCCGCAGAAATAGGCAATATTATAGACACAGATCCAAACGCAGACATAAGAAGCCTTAACATTGAATTAGACGGCTTGAAAGAAGCTAAAGAAAATATTGAAACTAGAGCAGCAGCAAGAAGTAAGGTAAATATATTTAATCCTATTACTGGTATGAACTACAACGATAATAATAAAGTTGAAATGCCAGAAGGAGAAGCAATATTTGCTACTAAAGAATATAGATCAGCCTTCTTTAAGAATTTATTAGGCCATAAGTTAACAGAAGTAGAACAAAGAGTATTTAACCAGGCTATGACAGAAACAAGAGCAGATGCCTTTAATACTACTACAAACGCAGCAGCAGTATTACCAACGGCTACATTAGACGAGGTAATAAGCAAGGCCAGAAAGAAAGGCGGATTATTAGGACATTGTAGAAACTTTAATCTACCAACAAATATTAGGGTGCCAATAGCAACACCAAGTAATAAAGCTGCATGGCACACAGAAGGGGACGCAGTAGAAACTGAAAAAGCTAATTTAGCTTATGTAAGTTTTGGCGGCTATGAAATAATTAAAATATTTAGCATTTCAGCAGCTACTCAAAGAATGAGTATAGCAGCATTTGAAAGCTATCTAGTAGACGAGTTAGTAAATAGTGTAATGGAAACTATTGAAGATAGTATTATTAATGGCGAAGGATCTACAGAAGGTACAGGATTAGAAACTATTACCTGGACTAAAGACACCAACGCTATAGAATATAGTGCTACAGACGGATTAGCATATACAGACATTACCGCAGCATTAGGATTACTAAAAAGAGGTTATGGAGCAAACGCTAAATTTGCTATGAATAACGCAACACTTTATAAGTCCGTATATGGATTAGTAGACGCAAACGGTAGACCAATCTTTATACAGGATCCAAAGAATGAAGCTATAGGCTACATTTTAGGTAAGGAAGTAGTAATTGACGATAACATAGCAGACGGCGACATATATCTAGGAAACTTTGATTATATGGGCTATAACATACCACAAGGTATATTAATCGAAGTATCAAGAGAAAGCAGCTTTAAGAGCGGCCTAATTGATTACAGAGCGTTAGCTATAGCCGATACTAAACCTTTGGTAGCAGAAGCGTTTGTTAAGCTATACCAGGCAGAAGCATAATTAAATAAGCCTTCATATCAATTAATAGAACAGTAGGGGGTATTGGTTAGCCGGAGTAGGCAGCCGGTACCCTTTACTATTAAAAGGAGTTGATTATATATGTTAATGAGTATACAGGAAGCAAGAGATATATTAAGGCTAGACGGCCCAGACAATGACACTATTATATTACCACTATTAGAAGCTATACCAGATTACCTGGAGGCTACAACAGGCAGAAGGTGGGATAATGATAATCCTATTAATCCATTAGCACAGACGGCAGCAGGGTTTATATTGCAGCTATGGTACAATGCACAAGGCACAGACACAGAGAGATTAAAGAGAACTATAGACAATCTATTAGTAGCCTTAACGGCAATAGGAAGGACATTAAAGTAATGACCCAAGATTATAGTAGACCATTCTACAATAGTAAGGAATGGATCAAGTGCCGTAATGCTTTTATGCAAAGTAAGAATTATGTTTGTGAAGTATGCAACGGCGTAGCTGTAATATGCCACCATAAAGAGCCTATCACACCAGAGAATATACATGATGTTAATATAACTTTAAGTTGGAGTAATTTAATGGCCGTATGCCATGAGTGCCACCAAAAGCTACACGGTAACTATAACATTACACAAAATGGCTTAATGTTTGATGATAACGGAAACCTAGTTAAAATACCACGATAAGCATACACCCCAGGTAAGCTAAACAGGGCCGCCCCGTCAATGCCACGTGCCAACTTAAATAAACCCCTCCAAGGTTACACAGGATTAAGGGAGGGGTAAACAGGGTAACATATGTAATAATAGTAATACTTGTAAACAGTAAATTAGGGGGTAGATAGTATGAGTAAAAAGAAAGATATTGATATATCCGCAGAGATGAAAAAAGTTAAAGCTATGTTAAAAAAAATACCCAAAGAACGCCAGGCAATAGCCAACACCCTATTTAATGAAATAGTTTTTATGCAGAATACCTTAACAGAATTAAAGGCCCAGGTAGATAAAGACGGGCCAGTAGAACTATTTAAACAGGGTAAACAAGAATTTTATAGAGAACACCCGGCACTACAGGGCTATAATAAAACATTACAAAGGTACACCCAGACAATTAAACAATTAACAGAACTATTACCCCCGGTAGATTATGAGCCTTCAAAGGATCCATTACTAGACTTTATAAAGGGTGATGATTAATGAACTACATTAGGGAGTATTGGAACGAAATACAAGAGGGTAAGGTAATAGTATCTAAAAGGGTTTATAAGCAGTACCAGAAGCTTATAAAAGACCTGGAAGGCAAGGGTAAATATATTTTTGATGAACAGAAAGCCAATAAGCCTATAGAGTTTATAGAAAGGTTTTGTAAACATAGTAAAGGTGAGTGGGCGGGTAAACCCGTTAAACTAGAGTTATTCCAAAAGGCTTATATATCCGCCCTATTTGGTTTTATAGATAAGAATACAGGATTAAGACGCTATAGGGAAAGTATGTTTTATGTAGCCAGAAAGAATGGTAAATCTACTTTATTGGCCGGGATAGCTTTATATATGTTAATTGCAGACGGAGAATATGGGGCCGACATATTCAGCGTAGCCACTAAAAAAGACCAGGCTAATTTAATCTTTGAGGAAGTCCATAACATGGTTAAGCAAAGCCCGGAATTAACTAAACATATTAAAAAGCGTAAGGCAGATATATATTTCCCGTTAACATTTAGTAAATTCCAATCATTAGGTAAGAACTCAAACACCCTAGACGGTTTAAACGCCCATTTAGTTATAATGGACGAGTTACACGGTATACAGGATAGAAACCTATACGAAGTAATGCGACAATCACAATCAGCAAGGCAGCAGCCTTTAATGATAATGATAACAACGGCAGGAACTATTAGGGAATGTATCTTTGATGATATGTACCAATACGCTTGTAATGTAGTAGACGGTACTTTTAATGATGATAGTTTTTTACCCGTACTTTATGAACTGGACGCTAGGGAAGAATGGAAGGATCCAAAGAAATGGCAGAAGGCAAACCCGGCACTAGGAACAATTAAAAAGGTTGATGATCTAATTAGGAAAGTTGAAAGGGCCAAGAATAACCCTAATGATTTAAACGGCCTATTAGTAAAAGACTTTAATATTAGAGATACAATCCATAGTGCATGGCTATCCTTTGATGATATAAACAATGAAGAAACCTTTAATATAGAAGATTTTAGGGGGGCTTATGCTATAGGTGGAGCCGACCTATCAATTACAGGCGACTTAACGGCAGCCACTATATTATTAATGGATCCTAAAACAGAAAAGCGATATATACACCAGATGTATTGGCTACCATTAGATAACTTTAATGAAAGAGTAGAACGGGATAAGATACCTTATGATAAATGGTATGAACAGGGCCTATTAAGGCTATGTACTGGTAATACAATTAGATATTCAGATATTACAGACTGGTTTTTAGAGATAGTAAACGATTATAATATAACCCCTTTATGGATCTATTATGATAGTTATTCAGCTAAATATTGGGTTGATGAAATGGAGCAACACGGCTTTAAAATGATTAGATGTATTCAAGGAGCCAAGACATTAAGTTTACCAATGCAGCAAATGGGAGCCGATTTAAAGGCTAAAAAGATTAATTACAATAATCACAGTATTTTAAAATGGTGCTTAACTAATACAGGAATTTAAACAGACAGAAACGGTAATATAGTACCTATTAAAAATCAAAGCCCTAAAATGAGGATAGACGGCACGGCCAGTATGCTTAATGCTTATGTAGGTTTAATGGATCATTATGAGGAATTTAAAAGAGCATTATAAAAGGAGTGATATTATGGCAGATATTAAAAAGAATAACCGATTAAGAGATAAAAAGATTGATATTCTTAAACAGGTTAGGGGATATGATGAATATGGGGAGCCTATAGACGAATTACAGACCATAGCAGCTAATATATGGGCCTACTATAGACAAGTATCCGGTAGCGAATTTTTTTCAGCTTTAACGGCCAATACGAAGGTAGACGCTATATTTAATATAGCCTATAGGAAAGACATAGATACCACTTGTAAAGTTAAATTTAGGGGCGAAATATACGAAATAACCCGTATAGATGATTATGAAGGTTATAAAGAAACCCTAACTATATACGCCACTAAAACTAATTAAAGGGGGATATTATGACTATAAAAGAACTGGATAGAAAACTAGGGGAAGCCCTACAGACATTTAGCGAAGAAATACAATCTAATATAAGTTGTGCTAATGATCCAAGAGAAACATTAAATTATTATGACTATGAGCAATTAGCCAGACAAGTATTTTATATGGTTGATGATTTTAGGGCCAATATTATTAAATACCTGGAAAGCCAAGCTAAATGATTATACAAAAGGTTGTTTTTGTACAATTCCATAAATAACAACGCCGTAGAATGGCCTACAATGGCTTTAAAAGGTTATGGTAATGGTTTTATACCTTTAAAAGATAAGACGGCTTAAAACGCAAAATAAAGGCTATTAACGATATAATGATTAATAGCCTATTTTTTTATATTATTATGGTTGACAGTTTGAATTTATAATGTTAATATATGATTGTAAACATTAAATTATTACATAAACAAAGTAAGAAAGGGGGACAGAATAATAATAGTAATACTAATAACATTAATAACATTGGCAAACTAAAAAGATACCTGGAAAAGCGGCTAAACTTAACCCAGATACCTTAACGAACACCCCAAAGGGCTTAATACTATTATATCACCTTTGGGGCGAAAAATCAAAGGAGGATATAATAAAGAAGGTGATTAAAGGGATAATACTTATAATTATTGCTTTATTACTATTACCGATACTTATAATTTTAGAAGTAGCCAAAAAATCATAATCATAGGGTCCGGCAAGGGCCCTTTTTTTTCTGTAATTATATACCGGACCGGTGCACAGGACCTGAGGACCTAACGAAAAGAAACAGGATGCCAATAATTGGTTATTAACTTATCTTACTTAAAGGAGTTAAATATGTTTTATTAGATTATATTGACGGCAACTTTAAAGATGATCCAGGTGTAGCCTATGCAATATTAGAAGAATTTTTAGACAAAGCAATAAACAGCTCTATTAAAATTGATAAATACTTAAAGCTAGAGAGAAAATAGAAAAGCGGCAAGGGGGCTAAAGTAATGAGAAGGCAAAGAGATAATAAAAAATATGGACTTTATTTAAACGCTTTTTGTAGTGCAATTAAACAATATGCAGCAGCCCCAGACATTACTAAAAAGGACTATATAAAACAAGCCGTATTCCATGGAGTAAAGGCTATTAATCTAAAAGAAAAACCCCAATACCTAACTAGAGAGGAAGCAGAAAGCAATTTCCAATTTGGCAGCGTAGTAAAAGATATGATGGGCCTATTAACGCCAGGCGAATTTATAACAATATTCCCAATAGAAAAGGAATATAAGGGCCATAAATGGGGTATGAAAGATTATTTCTATACCAGGGATTATATTAATACATTGGATCCTAATAAAACAATAGCAGAGCAGGAAGATCCTTTAATGTTTATATGGGAGTACACTAATTGGGATATAACTGAATTTAATGTTAATCTTATGGGCTATTTAAGCGATTTAAGGCAGCTAGAGGGTTACCCTTCATTAGCCACAGAATGGGCCGAAATGAACGGAATAGAAACATTTACAGCACACCAAGACCAGAAGGGTAATAAATTCATTATAAAAGACGGTAAGGTAGCCAAGTTAAATAAGCCTATACCAAAGTATCTAAAGGTAGTTAAATAATCATTACAGGGGGCTTTTATGCCCCCTTTGGTACATATTTAAGGTTAAGGCACAAAATCTTAATTTTGCGACTAAAACAATAAAAGAAAGGGGTTTAAATTATGGATAATAAGTATTTACAAGCCAATGACATTATAAAAAAGGCTATGTATGATTTAAGGAAATTGTTAGACCAGGCAGACTATGAGGGAGCAGAGAACAGCCAAGCTTATGATAATTTAGAATACCTTATAGAGAAAATGGAAGATACAACGGAAAGCATTGAGTATTTAGCAGCAGAAGTAAAAGAGGGCGTTTTATTTTTAGATAAGAAGCTTAATAAGTTTTATATCAAGTATTATGACGGTACAGAAAGCTACCCTTTAAGTTGTGGATCATCATTAGAGTATTTTTATGATGAATGGCTATTTGGTAGGGTTGAATATACACAAAGGGACGGCAAAGAGGGTTATTATTTCTATAACCATGAAGCAGGACACCCGTTTTTAATGGAAGGTATGATTGTTAGAAAAAGAATGATATAGAAAGGAGTGGATCCAATGACTAGAATAATAGCCCTGGTAAATCAGAAAGGCGGCACAGGAAAGACCACAAGCACTATTAATATAGCAGCCGGGTTAAAAGATAGAGGTTATAGAGTATTAGCCATAGATTTAGACGCACAGGGCAGTTTAACGGCCAGTTTAGGGATTGAAACATACAATCTATCTAATACCATTTATGAAGCCTTTAAAGGCGAAATTAAGGCCCAGGATTGCATTATAAAAAAGAAATTTGATGTAATGCCGTCAGATATTAGGCTATCCGGGGCAGAAATTGAATTAAGCAGCACACCAGGAAGGGAAACCATACTAAAAGAAGTATTGGAGCCGATAGTTAACAATTATGATTATATTTTAATTGATTGCCCCCCAAGCCTAACACTATTAACCCTTAATGGATTAGTAGCAGCTAAAGAAATATATATCACGCTGCAACCAGAATATTTGGCCCTATTAGGTATGAGCCAATTAATCAAGACTATAGAAACAGTAAAGCGAAGGTTAAACCCAGATTTAGAGGTTACAGGGATTATTATAACTATGTTTGATAGTAGAAAGCTACTTTATAAAGAAGTTATTGAGAATGTAGAAACTTATTTCCCAGATAAGCTATTTAATACTAGGATCCGTAACAATGTATCATTAGCAGAAGCCCCGGCCCAAGGAATGGATATATTTAGTTATAAACCTAATAGCAACGGAGCCGAGGACTATAACAGTTTAGTAGATGAAATATTGAAAAGGAGTTGATTATAAGTGAGTAGGATAAAAAACAACCCGTTAGATTGGATAGGACAACAAGAGGAAGAAGAAAAAAAAGGCCCTGGAAGGCCAAGAACTATAGACAGAGAATATACCAAAAGCAGCCAGGAAGGATTACAAGAGAATTGGACTAGAGCCACTTTTATAGTTAGAGAGGATCTATTGGAGAAATTGAAAGATTTAGCCTATACCAATAGAACTACTATTAAAGACGAAATAAACCAAGCATTAGCCGAGTACTTGAAGGATAAGGAAGTTATTAGAAGGGGTGATAAGTAATGAGTAATACAGGTAATAACGGTAATATCAGTAATATAGGTAACCAATTAGAAAAAGGTAACCTAGTAGTATATACCGTAAAAGATTTATCTAAATTACTGAATACAACACCGCAGACAGTAAGAAAGTATATAAGCGAAGGTAGAATAAAAGGGAAAAAAATAGGCCGTCAATGGCTAGTTGATGAGGAAGCAGTAAAAGAGTTTTTAAACGATTAAATAAACATAGTAATATTGGTAAACAAGGTTTACAATGTAAACATAATAATATTGGGAGGGGGATAATATGAGTATACCCAAAATAGAGCCATGGATAACCGAGGAATACGCCCAAGAGAGAAGCGAAAGAATAAAGAAGTTAAAAGCAGAGGGCAAAGATCATATAACACCTAATAGCTTAACTAAAGAAGGAAAATTGGAAATAACTAAAAACACAGTAGCAAGTGCATTAAAATTTAATGAATTAAGATTGAAGAAGATAGAGGAATTAGGCCCAGAGGAATTTATAAAAACCAGTATACAGGAAACCAAAGAATTAATTAATATGCTTGAAAATCCTACACCAGAAGAAAAGTATAAGTATACAGAAGCTTATTTTAATGACTTGATTAATACCCATAAAGATACTTTAAAATTTTATGAAGAACTTTATCAAGATAAGGATAAACTAATTGATACATTAGAAAAACATAAAATTAGAACTAAAAAACATATTGAGGAACTAAAGAAAAAACTTGATAGGATTAATAACCTTCAACAGTCCGACATAGAAAAATTAGAACTATCCGTAATAATGGATATGATAGACGGCAAAGGGTTGGAACAGGAAATAGAGTTGTTAGACGGTATAGTACCAGAAAGCTATATTATACCTAATAATAAGTTGGTGAATACAATGGCTAAAGGCGAAGTATTATGTAATGAAAACTTTAATTTAAGAATAAATAACGAAAATAAAAAAGAAATTTTAACCAAGGTAAGCCTTAATTATGATGATGAAAACATACAGATTTATGATAAAAATAAAAGGTTTACCCCTTATGACCGTACCGTCCATAATGCCGTATGTAGTTTATTTGAAGCCGGTAACACGAACTTTACACCAGACCAAGTATATAGGGCTATGAATGGATTAGACGACCAACAATATGTAAGCCCCCAAGCCGTAGGAGCCATTACTAGAAGTTTAGATAAACAAAGGCGTATTTATGCTAAAATTGATTATACCAATGAAGCTAAAGCATATAGAAAAGATGTTAATAGCTGCATAGTAGAGGATTATATTTTATCAGCCAAAAAAATAACCCTGGAAGCAGGGGGCCAAAGAGTAACAGGTTATAAATTAAATAGTAAACCTATATTATATCAATATGCACAAGTATCAGGGCAAGTATTAACGGTACCTAGTAAGCTATTAAATACTAAAGATGTAATTAGATCTACAGAAGATGTAATTATTATTAGAGAATATTTAATAAGGCGTATAGAGGTAATGAAAAAGAATAAAGACCAATCCAACTGTATTTTACTTGAAAGAGTTTATGAGGAACTAAACGAGCCAGAACCAACAAAGAAAAAAGCTTTAAAAGTTAGGAATATAATAGAAAAGTTATTGAGTAAATTTGTATCAGAAAAATACATTAAAAACTTTGAATTTTATAAAGAGGGGCGAGCATTTAAAGGAATAGAAATATTTTATTAGAACGCTTGTTTGGGTGCAATAAGTGGGAACCATGGGTGCAATAAGTGGGAACCATGGGTGCAATAAGTGGGAACCATGGGTGCAATAAGTGGGAACCTTAAAAAAATAAAAAATGCCCTCAAACCTAGATAGGACAAGCCTTTCAGCGATTGCTCAAAAACCCTATAAGTACTATAAGTATTATAGGTACTGTAGCAGCATTGGCGGCTTGCTTGACAGCCGCCGCCATGCCTTAATATTATTTCTTTAACAGTTAAAATAAAATATTAACCTGGACATTAACATTAACTTTAAGATTAAGAGGAGGTATAAAATGAAGATTACAGATTTAGAGCAAAGAGTTAACTTATTATCTTTAATTGAAAGTAAATATAAGGTAAAAAGGGTAGGGAATGTTTTAAGAATAAACCCATGCCCAATATGCGGGAAAAAAGACCATTTTACTATATATCCAGAAACTAATAGTTATAGTAGTTTTAGTGAGTGCTGCCAGGGCGGAAGCGTGTATAAGTATTTAGTAGAGGTAGAAGGAATGGACGAAGAAACGGCCTATAAGGAATTATTAGAACTAGCAGGGGAAACGCCAGAAGGTGAATTTAAAGTAAATATAAAAAAGGAAAATGCCCCCAAAACAGAGCCGACCAAGCAAGTTAAGGGAGCAGATGCCTATAAAGATTATACCAATATCATATTAGAATTATACAATAAACAGACAGACCAAGACAAGGCGTATTTTATAGAAAGAGGAATAAGCCCGGAGATTATAGACAGATACAAGCTATGTATAGGTGATGTAAATAGATTAGATAATAATTACTTTGGTAAAAGGGCCATATTGCCAGTATGGAAGGATAATAAAGTTGTTTACTGGAACGCTAGAGCAATAGAAAAGGATCCTAAAATAAAGTACCTAAAGGCAAGAGGGGACGCAGTATATTTTAATATAGACCATTTAAAGACGGCAGCAAAAGGGGAAACAATAGTTATAACAGAAGGCGAATTTGACGCTTTAAGTTTTGAAAGTATAGGAGTAAAAGCCATAGCCATAGGCGGAGTAGGGAACTATAAAAACTTTATACAAGACAATAAAAGAAATGACTTATTGTTTTTAACCGCCTTTGATAATGACGAGAAGGGCCAGGAAGTAGAAAGTAAATATAAGATTGAGATACCTAAACAATATAAAGATGTTAACGAATGGATCCAAGGCAACAAAGAAGAATTTAAAGAAAGTATCTATAAGCAAATAGAAACACAGAAAAGACCAGATAGTTTATATAATTATATGCTTAATAGATTAATTCCAGATATTGAACAGTATAAGCAATTTAGGGATAGAAAAACAGGATATAAAAACCTAGATGAAATTACAAGCATTTACCCTGGATTATATGTTATAGGTGGATTAAGTACACTAGGAAAAACAACCTTTATACACCAGATGGCCGACCAAATGGCAGAAATGGGCGAACATATAATATTTTTTAGTTTAGAAATGGCTACCCTTGAATTAATCACTAAAAGTATGGCCCGTTTAACGGTACTGAATAAAGACGGCTATAACTTTGAGAATGGCGTATCAGCTTTACAGATTAGATTAAATGATATACCGGAAAGAAAAAGGGCAGCGGTGCAACAGGCCATAACTAATTATGAGCCTATATCTAAAAGGTTTAGTATTGTAGAAGGTAACTTTAATACTAATATAGATAGTATAAGGGAGTATATACACAATTACATTTTATTAAATAAAGTAAGCCCAGTAGTGATAATTGATTACCTACAGATCATACCAGGACGGGAAACAGATAGAAGCGACAAGGAAAGAATAGACGGCGTAGTAACAGAATTAAAGAGAATATCAAGGGATTATAATATAAGTGTAATTGTTATTAGTAGTTTAAATAGGACAAACTATTTAACCCCTATAGACTTTGAAAGTTTTAAAGAAAGTGGAGGTATAGAATATACCGCAGATGTAGTATGGGGGCTGCAATTACAAGTAATACATGACGAGGTATTTAATTCACAAACCAAGATAAAAGAGAAAAGGGAAAAGATTAACCAGGCCAAGAGGGCCAACCCTAGACAAATAGAATTAGTATGTTTAAAGAATAGGAACGGTATAAGTAATTATAGCTGCCTATTTGAGTACTACCCTAAATATGATCTATTTATTAGCCAAGAGGAATATAATATTGAGTTTAACCAAGGAAGTAATGGGAAGGTGATATAATGAGCCTGGACGCTTTGAAGGCCTTTTTTAGCGAAGATAACACCACACCCAAGGAAACCCCTAAAGAAGATAAAAAAGAGCAGCACACGCCCATTTTAACGGCCAGAATAGAGAGAGAAAAGAAAAGCCTAGAACTATTTAGGTATTTACAGGACAATATAAAGAAGTCAGAGCGTTTAAGATGTAAAATAAATAAAGAAATAGCAGCTAATGCC